CGAACTCGAAGTTGACAGTCCATCCGAGTCAAAACCGAATTGGCGACGGGAACTCGAAGGTAGAGCAACCGAAGCTGAAGCAAAGCTCGCTCAGTACGAACGGCGGGACGCTTTCCGGTCAGCAGGATTAAACCCTGATGACGCTAAGGTAAGCTACTTTGTTAAAGGTTACGAAGGCGAATTGACTCCCGAAGCTATCGCAGCGGAAGCTACGGCAGCAGGGTTTTTAGGTGACACACCGTCATCTACGCCAGAAGCACCACATCGGTACGATGCTGAACTCATGGCCGAAAAGCGTATAGCTTTGGCAGGTGAGGGAGGCGACCCGGTAAGCAACCCTGATTTAGACGCAAAAATTAAAGCAACAAATTCCCCAGAGGAACTGAAAGCTTTAATGGAGTCTGAGGGTTTCCTGTGGAACGCAACTACCTGAGTTAGCCACTGACACGGAGTCCCTCTCCCCTTAGGACTTCATCATGGCATTTACAGGAACCGGACAGGTATCTTCCTCAACCGGTGCATTTGAGCAGATGGCGTATTTCGCCCTTCGCTCCAACCCTTTATACGAAATGATCGCAGACGTTCGGTCAACAGCGCAAACACACAACGGCGCAAGCGTCACATTTGATATTTACGACAACATGACAGCGGCTACAGGCGCACTTGCAGAAGCAGTGGACGTAGTTCCTGTTGCTCTCGGTGACACAACTGCGGTTGTTACTCTTGTAGAGTACGGTAACGCTGTCGAGACAACTGCAAAGCTTCGTGGAACTTCGTTCTTGAACGTTGACGCTGACGCTGCAAACATTATCGGTTACAACATGGTTGACTCGCTCGATCAGGTTGTTGCTGCTGTTGCAGCCGGTGGAACTAACGACATTCTGCCTACAGGCCGTGCAGCTACCGTCAACATTATTGCCGGTGACACTATTACCGCTGACCAGACTCGTACCGCTGCTGCGAAGCTGCGTACCGCTTCTGCTCCGGGCTTTGAGAACGGCAACTATGTTGGGATGATTCACCCTAACGTAGCGTTTGACCTTCGTAGCCAAACTGCGGTAACTGACGTAATCGCATTCCAGATCCGTCAAGACGGCCAAGCTGTCCGTAACGGTTCAATCGGCACATGGGGTGGCGTAGAGTTCATTGAGAACCCTCGCGCACACATCCAAGCTGGTGCTGGTGCTGCTGGTATCGACGTATACGACACTGTAATTGCAGGCCGTCAGGCTCTCGCAAAAGGTTTCTCTCGTGCCCCCGGCTTCGGTGAGCAACCACAAATCGTGTACGGACCAACAACTGACTACCTTCGCAGGTTCGTGTCAGTGGGCTGGTACCACTTGTGCGGATACAGCAGGTTCCGTGAAGCATGCCTTCAGCGTGTAGAAAGCTCATCGAGCCTCTAAAGGCTTGAGCTATAGGTGTGGGAGGGTCGGGGTTCCCCCTTTCCCTCGGCCCTCCCATTACCCTCTGCTTCTTTGCTACTGTTGTAATAACTAGACAAGGTTGGATTTAATGCCGAAAGTTGGTAACAGACATTACAGTTATTCCGCTAAAGGTCGGAAGGCTGCTAATGCTTACGCAAAGAAAACAGGGAAGAAAGTTACTAATACTAAAAGGAAGGGCAAACGATAATGGCCGGATCAAGCAGCGACGGAAACGTGACAGTCCGACCTAAGCCCATAACTGGGACCGGAGGAGTGAACCGTGGCTAGTGGTCTTTACTGTTTGCCGTTCAAGAACAACTTGACGCAGACAACTAACTTTGCAATAGATTTTGATGATACAACCGCAGGGCGCTTTAAGTGCATGTTGGTTGAGGCGGCGTACGTCCCTAACTTTGACACTGATTCAGTTAAGACTGATGTCAGCAACGAAATTGTTGGGGCCGGGTACACTGCTGGCGGTGAAGCTTTAACGAGTGTGACGTTTACTATTAGTGGTGGCACCATTACTTGGGACGCCGCTGATGTCACTTGGTCAGCGAGCACCATTACTAACGCTGCTGCTGCTGTGATATATAACACCAGTGAAACTAACGATCCTTTGATTGCTTACGTTGATTTCGGTGGAAACTTTTCAACTACGTCGGGTACGTTCCAAATTGTTTGGAATGCGTCCGGCATCTTTACTTTGGATCTAACCCCGTAGGAGGGATGAAATGGCAACGAATTTTCCAACGTCGTTAGACGTACTCACCACGGGCGGAAATCTCCCGAACACTATTACTAGCTCGACTGAGCTTGACGCTACGAACTTTTTGCATGACGAAATGCATGTGAATGTGAATGAGTCATCTGTAGCTGTGCAAACCAAAATGGGGATCGGTTCATCGACACCGACAACTGTGGGTCATGTGCTTACTTGTACCGCTGGCGGTACTAGTGAGTGGCAAGCCGCAGAGTCAGCTATTCCCCTCATTTTGGCCTTATCGTAGGAGCAATAACTTATGGCTAATACATTCAAAAACGCTCGGGCGGCGGCTACCAATACTTTGGCAACTGTTTATACCGCTCCTACAGGAGCAGCAACAGACATAGCTATTGTGTTGTTGGCGCAAGCTACTAACGTGACTACTGGCGCTCAAGCTGTAGATCTCTGCTGGTATGACGCATCTGGTACAGTTAAAACTGATTTAGTGAAAGAGTTATCTGTTCCAGAGAAAGCGGCGGTAGGTCTTATCGCTGGTAAGCTCGTCCTTGAAAGTGGAGATTATTTGCAGGTTAAGTCTACAGCTAGTTCGCTTATAGAATTGTCGATTTCTGTATTAGAAATTACCTGATTCTATGACGGGTATTTCCGCTGGTAAGACGTGGAGTAGGATCGGAGCCGAGGTTGCTCCGACTTCTTCTGCTGCGTCTGGTGTTTGGACTCTTAACGAGGTTGCGGAGAATGAGGGTGCTGGCACTTGGCCTGAGCCTCCTGCTGGTGTGTTTGAGTGTATAGCCAAAGAAACTGTTTCCGGTGGTTCCACCACGTCTGTTGAATTCACTTCTATCCCTGCCTCAACTTATGACAACATCGAAGTTGTTATTAGTTGGGTGCCAGCTACTAGCGATTCATCGTCTGGGATCAGTTGGGCGCTAGAGATAGAAACTAACGGAGAAGCCGGTAACAACTACGGCGTGGCTTTTAATAACGCTAGTGGGGCAAGTAGTTCGGCGTCTGCTTCTAATACTGCTTATATATATGCAAGCCAACCGTTTTATATGGGGTACACAAACTACCAAAACGGTTTGTTCAACAAGCAGCGCTGGACCAATATCAACACTTCTACCTATCACAGCGGTCACACGGTGTCGGGAGGTGGCGTTTCCGGGCAGCCATTAGGCCACGCTTATCAAACCCTTTATTGGTACGACAAATACGGGAATAATAGCAATTCGTCTAGCAGCGCTTTGTCGTCAATCAAGTTTGTTAGCGAGTGGAGTCGAGTGATTGAAGCTGGTACTACGTTCACGATGTTTGGGATAAAGAGCAGCTAATGGCAAAAGACGGTTACTTCCCTATCACAACTGTTACGGGTTCTGGGAACCCTTCCTTTATTGACATTACGGGTATCCCAAACACCTATGCCCATTTGTGTTTGGTGGGGAGCATGGCTTCTACTCGGGCGACTGTGCTTGAACAGTTTGAAATAAATTTTGGGTCGCCAACGATTGATAGTGGAATGAACTATCAGTGGCAGCGTGCAGGGTTCACGAACAGCACAACGGTTGCTGCACACCGAAACGCCACTACGGCAAATATGTATCTACTTGATTCGGTAGGCACTTCGGTGAGTAGCCTTATAAATGGTCAGGTTGAGTGTCTCATTTTTGGTTACGCCGACACGAGCCGTTACACAAACATTTGGGCTAAAGGCGGCTACGGATATAACTCTTCTTACGGGTCATCAAAGCTATGGAGCGGCACATGGAAAGATACGTCAGAAGTCAGTTCACTTCGGGTGACTGCTGGGTCAGGGAACTTCAGCACTACTAGTCGTTTAACGCTTTACGGATTCAAAGGTTAAGGAGGAACTGTGGCAGGAACATATGATCTTCTCAGCAGTTACACAGTTACCTCTGCTTACGGTGACGCAACGATCACGCTGTCAGGTATCTCCGGTAGCTACGATGACTTGTCGTTATTCGTTGAGGGCTATAGCACTTCAGCAGGTAACTCGAAACTAGGCTTAAATTTTAATAGTTCAACAAATACGAGTTGGACACAAATGTTGTGGAAATGCTCTGGCGCAACCACTTTTGGGGCTGTTTCTGAAAACATGTGGTCCAGCGGTGGGACCGTTTCTTTGGACGAATCCAGTTGGG